AGGAACATTACTATTTTATGTTAATTGATCTTTAGTAAAGACTCCATTATTGCCTTTATTATCATTAAGAGATTCTCTTGGATGAATTGAAAAGGGTTTTACATAGAAATTACCAGATTGATCATATGTTCTTCTTGCAAGCTCTTCTGCTAACTCATTGTATTTTATCTTATCTTCAATATGTTGAACATTACCATTTCTGATAATCATCAATTCAACAAAGTTCTCATTCTTTCTGGAATCGAGATCTCTCTTTGCCAAAACGGCAGTAATTTTTAATCTATCAGCACCAGGTGCTGCATAGTTGTTAAATCCTTTTGCGTTGTCTGTAAGACTAGGATCTTGTCCAGAGGAGATAAACTCCTCATAAATCTCTAATCCAACTCTATATGAAGGAGCACTTCCATGAGCATCAAGAATTAATGTCTGTCCAGGAACATTTACAAAAGTTCCTCTTAAAAAGTATACACCATCAGAGAGAAATACTGCAGATCCAATAGAAGTTGAACTTGTTGCTGCAGTTTTGCTAATACCTTGACCAGCCTGAAGATTTATCTCTGCACCAATAAAATCATCTTCTAAAAGCAGTACCTCATCATCATCAAATACTGCTTTTCCTTCAACACCAGTTCCAGTGTAATTTATAAAAAGAGTTACATAATCTCTTTCGGACGCATCACCTTCTGCATAGTAAAGAATTCTTGCAGTAACGTTTGAATTTGCACCTCTTACATTGACTTGAATCAAGTCGTTTAAGATGCTGTAAATATTGATTCCAAGATACTCTTCTTCAACTTCGACAGAGAGTAATTCATTATTATAGTTAATCTGTCCAGGAATAACCATGGAACCCTCTTTAAAGAGGTGTGTTCCAATCTGCTCTACCTGATCTTGTAGAATTGACTGTAAAGATGTTAATTCTCTCGCTTGAACTGGTAGTCCAGGCTTAAAAAGTACCTTATAATAATTTTTATTTCGATCAAAGTCGTCAAAATAAGGAGATACGTTGAGATTAGTTTCTTGTGGCATAATCCTTTAAAATTGCAAAATAACTTTGATATCTTCTCTTTGGTTTACTGACCTAAGAATGGATGGTCTATTGTCAACGTAGATAATATTTCCACTGTACTTTTGGACCTCAGGATTTGCTAAACCCTTAATAAACGTCTGTCCTAGGTAGTATGTCTTATTATTTATGACCGTACTAATACCTGGATTTGTGTCGGTTCCAAATCCTTCATCTATGTATAAGTCTTTTGAACCACCTACAATTTTCAGTTCTCCTCCACCAGAGGGAGACGCTGTAAATAGATTTAAATTAAGACCATATTCTGGATTTGATTTTTGAGTTCCGTCTGTATTAAATCCAACTAGAGTTCTATCTTGCCAATAACGCAATACTCCAGTTTCAGCATCATAAGTTACAACTCTACCAACGGCTGTAGTACCAGCACCAATGGTTTGACGAATATATGAATTTGGTTCAAATGTTGTTGTCTTAAAATCATCTTGGTTTGGTGCCTGCCCCTTCAAAACAATAGCGTAAAGAGAACTTACTCTATCATCACTGATCAAAGTATTTGATGCATATCCAAGAGGATCCTCTACAATGCCAATTCTGGCAACATTAGTTCCAGTAACAAAGTCTGGATTTTGGTCATTATTTTCAATTCTAGAATAAATTAGAACGTTTGTTGATCCAAGTTCTTTATAAACGTCTGCACCATGACCACCTTGAGGCGGAATAATTACATCAAATAAAGGAGTTGTGGATCCTGTAGGTACACTACCTCCAATTAAATCTACACTTCCAAAAGTATATCCACTACCACCGTTTGATACGGTGATAGACTCAACTCTAGAATCGTTATTAACAACAATGGTACATTCTGCACCATTACCATCTCCTCTAATAGGAACTCTAGAATATGTTGTATTTGGTGGACCTACTAAGTAACCTCTATTGGTAATTGTGATTGTCTTTAATTGTCCACTAGTATTAGCATTATTCCTTACACTCTTATAGTCTGCATTAGTTTCCCAGTCTACAGGAAGGGGGATAAAGTTTAGAGAGTCAAATTTAATAACATCACTTGGACTGATAGTAAATAAGTATTTCCAAATATAACCATCACCACTAGTCCCTGCTGCTCTTGGTTCTAGATCGGTAAATTTTGGTTCATCCAAAGATGGTCTACCATTTGGGTTCTCTGGATCAATTCCATTATTCAGGCAGATATAAACTCTAAATTCACTATTTACAATATAATAATTTGATGCATATAAACTTGTTTTGTTTGAAGGTCTAGACAGTTTATTTCTGTTTACATCATGCCTGTACATATCATATATGGTAGCAGATGCCCACTCCACCTTCCTAACAACTGGTCTAACATCATCAGCTCCTATTTTTTTAAGAGCGATCATATTATCCCAATATCCATTACCATCATCAGTACAATCTCTTGGTGATGGGGGAGACGTATTCCAGGTGGAAGCGACTTCAGTGGCATTTGGTAAGCCAATAAAAGTATAGTAAGATTTGCTAGGATCCCTAACCTTATCAATAAAATTTCTGGCGTTATTGACTCTCAATACGTCAGTTATAATTGCAGCCATTTTTTGATAGACAACCTTTTTCTATGTACTTATTTATCAGCTAATATAACCAAGATATTTAAGTGGATTCTTTCTTCTTATTATTGGGTTTGTAGAAACTCCAGCAAGAGAAGTTCCATGTTCTGCGAGGAAAGTTTTTTGTTTAACTCTCACAGGAAGACCAAGTTTACCAAAACTATATTCACCGTAGAATGCTGTAGTTGCCAAACCAACAACATTATTTGATCCTGCACTTTCAAAAGCAACAACTACTGTTGTAACAGTTGTTCCAATTCCAACAGTGGTTCCGAGTCCATTAATTCCCGCAGGAATTACAGACTGTTTAGTGTAGAAATCAATACATTCAACAATCATATCTGCATGAACTGTAGATACTCCAATGACAGATCCATCAGAACTAAGAGAAGTTTGAGCAGCACTAACGAAATTTGTTCCTAGAATTGTGAACAGATCTCCTGTAGATATACCTGTTAAAGTTAGATCCAGAGATTTTCTCAATTCATTATCCATTGGCATGAATAAATCAAGAGCGACTCCAAGACTTGTTCCAGCACCAATAGTAGTAGTACCTACGCCGACTATGATTCCATAATCACCCTGATATGTTACAAATGAACATTCTTCAGAACTTCTTAATGGAGGAGCAACTAAAACTTCTGGTGGTTCAATAGATGCAACTTGGAATTTGACAGGTGCTCCTAAAGCAAATCCTCTAGAAGAAGTTCCAAGACCAACATTGTCATAAGTATCAATGAATAATGTATCTCCAACTTGATAATTTGCTCCCTGATCTTGAATTACAACCGAAGCAACATCAAAATTAAATGTATCAATGACAATATCAGCTGTTGCACCTCTACCAATGCCTGTTTCAGTCTTTAATCTTGCACGTACAAAGGTATTTGTGGTAGCATCAATTTTGGGGAATCCAGAACCTTGCTGACTTACTGTCATGGACTTCAGAGGTCCCTTAATATATCCAGTTCCTCCAATATTTACATTGATTTGAGTGAGTGTTCCAGCAATACCAATTTGAGCTCCTGCTGTTGCACGAGTTCCTTCATATGGAGGAGCAATACTGATGTCAGGCGCAGCAGTATAACCATAACCAATATTATTAACTAAAACATTAGTGACAGAACCACCAACTCCAAGAACAGCAGTTGCTGTTGCTGGTCTAACAACATGTTGAGGAACTATTTCAATAATAGACTTTTCTTTCGTTCCAATACCTTCATATGGATTATCAAATAGTGGTCTAATACTGTTAACATAAACAATACTAGTTCCTGCGCCAATAGAACTAATGATATTAGTCATTGGATTAATTACTGGTTCATAGTAAACTCTATCTTTACCAACAAATTCATTGTCAATAAACTTGTCAACGATTTGTTTAGTCCATGTAAGAGGTCTTTCAAACAATTCATCAAGAGTAACACCTTGACCAGCATAGTTATTGGTAATAACTTTATCAGCAGCTTTGATGTCCATAACCAATCTGGGATCCTCAGTAAAGGATGTATTTTGGTTACTATACAGTTGAACTTCGTCACCAACTTCAACAGATGGAAGAACATCTACAGTTCTAACGTCAATTGTTTGAGTTCCAGTGTACATGAAGATTTTTGCAGTATCTCCAGTAGTACTAAATCCAGTTACACCACCTTTAGGTGCTTCTGTGAATCTAATGGTACTACCACCAGTAAACTGATAACCTTCTCCAGGAGTCTGAAGGATATCATTAATAAAGACCAAAAGATTCGATTGAAGATCGATACCTGAGTTCGCTCTTGCAAAGAAAGATATGCTTTCATTGTTTACGGATAATGGGAACAATCTTCTTTGACCATTAAAGAATGGATCAATTTTATCAAGAACAATAAATTCACCAACGTTCCATCCAGAGAATTTAGATTGGAATGTTCTGTTGATATCAAGTGCAAACTGACTGTATGATCCTACACCAACAAACTGATGTTGATATCTTTCACTTTCAACAGATGGACCAGCAAGGATTGTAATACTATCAGAAGTGAATGATGTAATTCCAACAGACTTTCCATATACTCTATCTTTGAATGGTCTTGGATATGCTTCAATTCTATTATAATTATCCAAAGAACATCTGAAGAGAAGAGACTCGTTGGCAAGTCTGATAGTATTTGCAGTTGTTAAGTTGTGATTTCCAATTGTAAGAACTGATAAACCTGTAGCAGGATCATAAGTTGCATCATGAACTGGATACTTAACAAGAGTTGTGATACCAACAAATAATGTAATAGTATTTGCAGTTGTAGTAGTAATTCCAGTTACAATACCAGCAATTGGATCAGTTGGTTTTGGATAATAAAGAATTGATTGATTGCCATCACTACCGCAGGTAAATGCAATGGTGCTAGTTCCAATACCAACAGTATTTGATGTTGTGTAGGAATGACCTGGAATAGTTAAGACCAGTTCTCCAGTAGAACCAGAGTATGTTGCATCAGTTGGAGTAGTTGTTCCAATGCCCGTTACATTTACACTTCCCTCTTCAGCACTTACGAAAGTATGTGGGTAGTCACCACCAGCAACAACTGGAAGGATTGCATTAGAAGTTTTGGTTGTAAATGTTGGGATACCTATCGTTCCACCAATAGCAACTGTTAGTCTTTCTCCTGGTTGATATCCATAACCAAAGTTATTGATTTCAAAATTGTCTATAGTTGAATCTAAACTAGGAACTAAATCAACAGTTGCTTCTGTACCAACACCAGCAGATCCATCTGCGTAGATAAGTGGAACATTAAAATAGTTTAATGGACTGTCAATTACAACGTCAAAATTCTGTCTAACTTCTCCACATCTCTTATAGAAGTGAGTGTAAGGTGATTCGCCAGAGTCAATAATAAATGAGAATTCGTCAACAACTTTAATAACAGTTGTACCACTTGCAGCAGGATCAGATCCAGTCGGAGAATTGTTCTTATGTCTAGGAGCAAGAATAATCTCCTCAACAATGCCACCAGAAGTGTAGAAGGACTCAGCAGTACTTACACCAACATTGATTTCAAATTCATCAATGCTATTGATTCTGGTAACTTGTGTTCCACAATATGTTGGATCACTTACTCTTGGATGAGTAAGAATACCGACTCCACCATCATATGAACAAGTAAATGCGAGTCCAGTAAGTGCAACATCAGTACCGACTTTGAGTTTGTGACCAAAGGTGAGGGATCCTCCACTTACATAAGTGTGTGGAATTGTAGAAATACCAGCATTAAATGTAAGTGTGTTCCAATTAGGTGCAGAGAGGACTTTAAAGGTGTCTCCAAGAGGAGAATTTTGTTGATTACCAGGGAAGATATTTGTAGTAATACCAACCTGAATAACGCCACCAGAAACATAAGCATGAGAAATGGTGGATGGTCCAACATTTACTGTAAATGAAGTTGTTGTGCCAACGGTTTGAACTCTGAAGAAGTATCCCTGTGATCCATCGGGGAACTTAGTTGTTGTAAGACCAGCAGTTACTTGTCCAGCATCGTTCTCAACATAGGTATGAGGAATAGTGGATACACCAACATTTAATTCAAATTGATCAGATGCAATTACGTTAGTGACTGTGAATGTATTACCTTGTGTTCCATCTGGGAAGATCGTAGTTGTGATACCAGATCCTCCTGGGCAAGAGAACTCAAGATTATCAAGTCTAATATCACTACCAATTCCTATAATGCCAGTAATAGGATCAGAAGTAGTAATTGTAGACAGGCCAGTAACATTGTCATACTTGAACTGTGTAATAGTAAATGTCTGACCATAACCCGTAGGACCTCCAACGTTACAACTAAAGATAAGTTCTCTCATCTTGAAGTCATCAGATGCACTTAATCCATGATCTGCTGTAGTTGTTACAGTTGCTATTCCACTTGTATTATCATACAAGAAGTTTGATACTGCAAAAGTTTGTCCATAACCAACGCAAGTAAGAGCTAAACCAGCTAAACTAAAGCTTCTTCCGATCGCAGTCATCGGAACAATCTTCATTGGTTCTACGGTTGTTATGGTGGCAATACCACTTACATTGTCATAGATAAAACCATTTACATTAACTGTAGATACCCCTGTAGTAACTGTCATGATACCTGTTGTGGTATCATATAAAGCATTAGTCACATCAACTGGTGGATAGTAATCACAAGTAAATGCTGCACCAACAACCTGAATTTCATCCCCAAGAGTTAAATTATGTGCTGTAGTTGTAGTTACTGTGGTAATACCAGTTATGGAACTGTAACCAATATTACTAATTTCTCTTGGTGCATAGAATATCTTAGAATTTGTGATGGCAACTCCAACTACATGACCATCAGATACTGTTGCAATACCAATTGGAGTAATATTTGTTCCATCAAGATTTCTTGTTTGGATTCCAACAACCACAGTTTGAAGTCCAGAACGATAACCAGAACCACTATTACCAATAGATATTTGACTAATTGTTCCTGCAGCAGATACTAGGGCAGTTGCACCCGCACCAACTAATGGTTGGAATCCATATCCATTTAAAGATCCAACATCAACTATGACTCCACCTTTAGGAACTCTATTGACGTTAATATCTTTAGTTACTGTTGGATCTGTTACTTCACCGTTAAATCCGAGCAGCAATTGACCACCACCTGCTTCTAACTTATAGTCTCCTTCAATATTTGTAAGAACGTTACCAAGTCTTTGTGGACCTTGGAAGATATCATCAATTAGAAGGATCGTGTTAGCAGCAGTTACATTATCAATATCTGCACCTTTATACTTCAAATAGAAAGAAGTATTGATGCCATTAAATTGGTCTGAGATGTCATCATAAACGTAATTATTATCATATGCGTCAGTAAAGACAGTTGTGAATCCTTGATTCAGTGCGGATCTTAAGAAGATTCTTCCACTAAATCTAGAACTTGTAGTCAGACCTGTATAATCAATCTCATTAGCAGATATTGCAGTAGTTCCAAATCCAACGGGCAAATCACCCCATGGTCCCTCACTAAAGTGCAAATCATTTTGAACAACATTATAATTACCAATCTGTTTTGTTAAAACTTGATTCGCAGAATGGGCAGCGGGAGTTGTCCCCATCCAACCTCTTCTAACAGTTAACTCATTTGCAGGACCATTAACACCTGCAACCAACATAACCTCATCATTTGCCCTAAGAAGATCTCCACCAAAGATAGATGTTACACCAACAACATTTATGACTGTCGTGCCAATTCCCACATTAGAAGATAATGCGGTGGTATAAGCAGTTCCAACCATTGGTGATTGAATAGATCCATTTACAGTAACTAAAAGTCTATTATTTGGTTCAAGAGATCTGAAGATATGCGTTGAACCAATACCAACACCAGTTAAACCAACACCGATTGGATTGAATAAAAGAGCATTTGTTGCAGAAGTTGCGACTCTAACTTTTTGATTATCCTGCTTAATAATAGTAATTCTGGAAGGAAGTTTTGAGGTGGTTCCAATTCCTGGTCCAAAATCAGTAGGAGTAATATTAATTGCGTTGGCAGGATTATTGTCAGGTGGGATATATTCAATAACTTCACCACTTACAAAGAAATGGTTGTTTAAATTAATTGTTCCTTCGCCAGGAGATATAATTGCATTAGAACTACCATTAAACTCGATTTGGAATACTGGGTCTCCATCAGTAAAGATTGAAAATCCTCTGTTCACACCATTAAATTGATCACTAAAATCATCAATAGTTAATACTCTATTTCCAACAAACTCTTGATATTGTGCCAAGAATGGTAAGTTAAAAAGAATCTCATTAGATACTAAAGTACCTCCAACATCGATTGTTTTTTCTCTACCAATGTCAAAATCCCGAACAGTGTTCAAATCAACAATATTTACAAGGTCAGAAATTGATATGACTGTATTGAGATTTTGGTCTGTGGATATTCCTGCTATTGATGGATCATAAGAGTCTATTGTAAGCTCACTAAACTTCTTAAATCCTGCGGTATGATTTAAGTTACTTACAACTGGATTCCATACTTCAAAACTAATTGGTGATCTAACTGCATAAGAGAAGTACTGATAATATTCATTATCATGAACTCTTTGTAAAGCATTGTTTAGTTTACCTGTTTGCTTTCTAAATCCCTTTCTTGTAATACTATTAGAATTAATTTTATATCCAGCATCACTTCCTTCAACCGAGGATATAACTCCTTTGTTTTGTGATGATGTACCAATAATAAGATCATTTCTTTGGAATGGGATTTTAGATCTTATCTTAAGGTATTCATTTTTGAGATTATATGTTTGTACTACGCCAGTATTTCCAGATAAAGAATTTACAACCTCTCCTGCTCTAAATGTATCTTTTTCCAGAACAATATCAAATATTGGGAAGTATGGTTCTGGAGTTACAGTACCAAAAGAATCAAAAGCATCATATTCACCAGGACCTTGACCTATTGGCAAGTAGTCTCCCATATCATAAGTAATCGTTGGGAATTCTCCACCAACGTTAACGTCTAAGGATTCAATAGTAAACAATTGATATCCGTATGCAGATGAATTAAATCCTTTGCCAGTACTAGTAGATGTGGTATTTGTATTTTCAACTAATACCTTATCACCAATACTGAATGGAAACTCACTTTCTGAACCAAAAGTAACTGCAAAACCAACGGTTACTTTTTTAGTTAAATTGTTATAAGTAATATTATCAATTCTAATACCATTAGGATTATTTGTTGGAATAATTCTAGGTGTAATATTATATAAACCAGTTGTATTTCTTACAATGGTTACCTCGGTATCTCCAATATCATATTCCAGAGCAACTTCACCATTTACTCTTCCAGTAAATCCGTCAAGAACTAAAAGTTGTGGTGGAACAAAATAGTTTGTTCCAGGACTTACAATTTTTATGCTCTTGAATTTGGACAGCGGTTCAATTTTGTAAGTATATGGTAATTCTGCTTTTGGTCTTAAAGTTGGATCTGATGGGTAATCATAACCAATGTCGGTGAGAACAAGACTATCAATCTTTCCAATAGATCTACTTGCTGGCAAGAAGATAGCATTTGTTCCGATACCAGTAGAACTCTTAATATCAGCAACTGCTGGGAGAGATCTATATCCTCTACCAATAGAATCAATAGTAACCTCTGCTACAGGACCCTTTGCTGTGGGTGAAGTTGTCGTATATGAAAGTAAAGCTTCGTTTTTAGGATACTGATTTCTTTCAGGAGTTACTCTTAAAGTATAATCAAATGTTGTACTTCCTACTCCACTAATAACTGCGTTATTAACATTGAACTGACTGTCTCTAATTATAAGTTTATTGTTGTTTTTAATGTTAAACTCATCACTAATAATATCCAATTTAGTTTGAGCAGCTCCATTATAGTTAATTGGAACTAAGTTATAATATAAAGTATCTGGAACACGATCATCAATAATTAATTCTAATTTTGCAGCAGAATCTCCAACAACACCTGAAATTTTTACATTAAATCCTGTAAATTGTTGAGTTCTTCCAGATTCAAAGCTAAATTCAATAAATTCTGGATCTGGACCTACAAAGAATTCATTAGTCAGTTCAACGTTATCATAAAGATAAAAATTAAATGCGGGGAGTGAGTTTGCAACTAAAGTTTGGTCACTAAGATCAAATATTACTGTAGAGTTTCGATAAGCATTTAATTCTGGATTTATTCTAGAAATTGTCGCTGCGAATTGTGCAGAAATATCAATTACCTGTACATCTTTGTCAGATGTTATTGTCTCATAGAAATATTCTGATAATTGGAATCTATGATCATCCAATACAATCAAATAGTAAATAGCACCATTGGTAAGTTCTGGTGGTAAACTACTTCCATTCAAGATAACTTTATCACCATTTCTAAATCCATGGTAGTTGATTTGAATCCAATTCTCTTGGACACTAACATCACTATCAATAAATGATTTTGGATCAACGATCATCCTTCGATTTAAATCATCATAAGCAATTTTTATCGTTGTGTTTATTCCAGAAGTAACATTAAAATCAATTGTATCACCATCAGACAATTCATGTGCAACAGAAGTCTGAACAGTAGCAGTCTTCTTATAGACATCTGCACTGATAAACAAATCTTTGTTTGTTTGGAAACTATTCAGCTCACTATCACCATAATCAACCAGGGTATAAAGTGCTGGTGCTAACGTACCCAAACCAACGAATCCACCAGTGCTTCCAACACCAACTTTTACAGTAGTGATACCAATAGTATTTGTATCAAATACCGCAGCATATAATTTAGTTCCATCTTGTAATGCAAAATCTGTAAGTCCTGTACCAACTTTTAAACCAACAGCAGTGCTTCCTAATCCAACTCTGTAAGTTATGAGATCACCAGTTGTAAATCCATGATTTTCGATAGTCAAAGTGTCGATCTTATTTCTAAATAAAGATCTTTGATTATCAGTTCTATTGTTTAATAATTCA